ACAATCCACCTCATTAAGCCTTGCTGCATGAATTGGTTACAGCTAGGTTCAATGGCTATAATCCGAGGTGTCTTAAGAGTCTTAGGAACAAGAGTGACCTTCACAGGCAACTCTTCTCCAGGCTCGAGAAATGATACGGAAAGCGGCGCGTCAAGATTGCGCACGCTGGCCACGGCGAATTCGGTGTAAGGAAAAACATCCTCAAGCCTCTTCGTCCATGTCCTCTGAACCCACTTCTGATTACCGAAAGTGCGATCAGCCGTAGCACCAGGTCCATGAGCAGGTTTTAACTCCTCATAGAATCCGTAATCTGTGATGTCAGACACCACAATATCACAGACTTGGCCAAAGGTGCTGGTGAGATGATTTGTAACCATCTCATCACTCATTTCTTCCTCGCATTCGATGAAGTTGAGGATCGCGCGCTCTTTACGATGAGCCGCACAATCTCTTTCGATACGCTTAGCGAACAAGCATACTTGCCTAATCGCAAAGACACTCTTAAGAGAAACTTCATCGAGTATCGGACCACAAGGATGAAAGACATTGAACATGTGTCCCTGGAGAAATTCGGGCACACAACTTCCTCGCACCTTCTTAAAGTGCGGAAAGGAAGTAGGGTCAACCCGGCGTTGCTCAAGACTCCTTTCAAAGTCCTGAGCGAACCCCGGAAGGGTGATGGTAACGAAACTGTCACCCTCGTCTTTCATTCGTTGCTGGATTGTTCTTATATCCAGCAAACGGTCGGTGTCACTAGTCTTCCCCTGCATGTCTGCAAGGAGAGACACCAGTAGCTGTTCGAGGCTTTTCATGGTACCGTCTTTCATTAGACGGAGGCCATCCAAGGCACATCGATCCGCAACTGGCAGTCAGTCACACACAACGTCGACGAGGAGGTATCAAGTCTCCCCGTTGATCATCTTGAGGATAGTAGCAGATGAAGCCCAGCCAGTCAAGGCATTGCCGAGATACTGGGCATCGGCTGCTGCTAGCCCGACAGGAGCCCAATCGATAGTCAGAGTCGCGAACATGCCGGCCAGCAAGTTGTTGGCAGGAACGACCGGATCTGAAACGTAGGACTCCCGTCTGAGCTGGGCGAAAGTACGATTCCTTTTCCCGAATGTATGTCCGACGCGTAAAAGATAAATCACGCCGGAGTCATTCAAACGGTACTGGGACTCTTGCTCTCCTCTAAAGGAGGTAACAAGAGACTTCGCCACAGTGTTGTAAGTGACGGATTGCGGATCAGCGAGCATAGATAAGCTTCCTGGTTAAGGTTTCTTCGCAAAACTGCTCCGGGATATCCCGAGAGCAGCCAGAATGGACTGCTGGTAACTACTTAGATCAGCAAATCCAAGATGGAAGCCATATGGGTTGCGACCCCCCACTCTGACCTTTAGAATAGTCCGAGTCTCCCACGAGTTGTGGAAGGTAAAGTCAGTACCCCCGTAATCAGTAAACGGTGCTTCGTTGCCTGCTGGATGGCAGACACCAGAGTACGTTGTGATCACGCGGGTCTCGGTCTCCTTCATAAGGTATGAGTGAAGAACGACTAAATTATCAGCAGCGCCGGACGACATGTTCTTAAGCACGTCGCCGATGTTGCCGAAGTAGTCTAGCAACCATGACCACGGTAGCAACTGCCACGCCAGAGATGGCGTGGGCACAAGGCCCGAAAGAAGGGCCCTGGTTACCGTGTCGTTCAGGGGTGTGGATTCGCGCATGAAGTACTTATAACGTGCGACGTACCACACCTTCTCTCGTGTAATCGTGGTGATAGAACGAATCGTGTAACCCGTGTTGTTAACAGGGTGACCGTACTCGTACTCAGCCAAAGGATAGTTCCACGACGCCGAATTATTGGTGATAGTGGTCTCATCCTTGAGGGTAGTTTTCCTCCGTATCGACTTACCACTCTCCTTTCGGAGTTTCTCAAGTTTGGAGTCCAGCTCGAAGATCGCTGCGACTCCTTGCTTGAAATCCTTAAGGGTTGGTAAGAGGCCGAAATTAAGATTCAGCCACTCACCTCCGGCCATCTTGCCGAAGGATTTGAGTGACCAAGTCTTTGGTCCGGCCTGAGCCCACGCGACGAACCCCGCTCCTATCATCTTAAAGCCATCGCGGTATAACTCCACGATAGCCTGCAGATTATTGGTAAGGGGTTTACCAGGATCAGTCCTGGCTCGTCCAGTCGCTTCGTATTGATTGACTAAAGCGGCTGCTTCCGTCTCGAATGACGGAACGGTGGGTAGAGGATAATTGGGTGGGTGAGTCAGACCTAGCTGAAGAACTGGTTGTCTTTTGATAACCATTTCGCCAGCGTGGAACCCCCAAGGGGGCTGACTCGGGTTATACACTTCATGATACGGTCCACTAAGGTCCCCGAGTTGGGAAACCTTGTAGACCATGAAGTCACCACCACCCGACCAAGCGCCATTCTTAAGGCGCTTGTTCCCTCGCGATACCACGAGATAGTCCATCTCGTACCCGTAGCGTTTAGTCTCCGAGTATTGAGATCCAGGAGGGGCAGTATAGTTAACTTGCCAGCCACTGAACACATGCTCACGGAATTTAAACCGAGGCTTGTTCTCAGTATGGCTAGCTCTGCCGCTCGCAGGGTTTCTTCCTCTGCTCCCGTTGGGAGCCTGCTTTGCTTTCTTGAGCAAAGGAGAGTGGAGAATGATCCTGCGACCCCTCAAGTAAGTGACTCGAGGGTACTGGTTCATCGAGATGGTCCTTCATATGGCTAAGCAGGCAGCATGAAGCTGGTCGTCACCGACATGGAGAGCCCGGGAGGGC